ACGATCCGCTTCAGGTTGAGTTCGTCCGATGCGAACCGGACCGAGATGTCGGCGCCACCGTCCGGGTCCGCGATGTGGAAGAAGTCCATCATCCCGATCCCGATGCTCGTGTGGAAGTACTTGATGAGCGCCAGTTCGGAGTAGCCCGTCCACGGCGACACCGTGCAATTCACGTTGTCCCGGGCGAAGTTCACGACCATCCGAATTGACGTGATCGGGGTCGTCTGCCGGGAGATGCGGACTTCCTTCCCGCTCCAGGCCCGGAGGACGGTGGTGTTGAACGAGGACGAACGCTGGACGCTCGAGTACACGATCCCGGGAAGCGCAGGGAAGACGGAGGCCGACATCTATGCCCTCCCCGCGCGACTGGCTTCGCGGACGGTACGGACGATGTGCCGCTCGTTGGCGCGCCACCATGCCTGGTCAACCGGAGCATTGAAGGTGACGTTCACGCCGCCGCCCCGGGCATTGTCCTCCGCCGTCACGATCCGCTCTCCCTTGTGGATCATTGCGAGTCCGGTCCGCGGCACGTAGTCGGTCCCGACGTCGAAGGAGGGGACCGAACCGATCATCGAAATGACCGCGGCCAGGATCCCCGCCGCCGCTGGGATCGCCGCGAAGATGCCCGCCGGCCCCATCATTAGGCTGTCGCTCATCGTGAGCGCGACGATCAGCGCGATGGCCTGCGAGATCATCTGGCCGACCGCCGAGATGAACGACCCGGCCATGCCCCCGACGCTGGCACCAATCTGAGAGAACACGCCCCCGATGGAGGAGCCGACCTGGCCCCAGGCGTCCTGGAGCATCTTCGCGTCCTCGGCCGACTTCTTCGCTGCGTTGAAGCCCTCTCCCTGCCCGCCGGGCGTCTCGTATCCGCTGAACGCCCCCGACATTTCGTCCTGACGGGTCTCCTCGGCGATTCGCTTCGACTCCCGGGCTAGGGTCTCCTGGTCAGCCAACTGCTGGAGTGCCGCGTCGGGGTTGAGGCGGGCCGAGTCCTCGAACCCGGAGTAAGGTTCCGCCGCGGGCATGAGCTTGAACTGAGCGATCTGCAATTCCTCCAGCGCCTTCGACCGCTTCAGGTAGGCGTTGGTAATCGCTTGCTCGAGCTGGACCTGGGTCAGCGCGTTGTCGATCCACTTCCGCTGGATAGAGAGGATATCGTTCGTGTACTGAGCCTCGAGTGTTTGTCGTGCGTTCTTTGCGGAGAGGAGTCTGGCCTCGGCGCTGAGTTCCATGCCGGTAGCGACCTGCTTCTCGGTCTCCTGAAGCTTCAGTTCCTCCGTCACCTTCGACTGAAGAGAGACGTAGGTTTCCAGCTTTCCGTTGACCTTCTCCCACGCGTAGATCGCCGCGTTGATTGCATCGAGCCGACTGGAATCACCACCCCCTAGGATCGTTCCGCCGCCGCTATCCTCGAATGCGGAACGAGCCGCGTCGCGCTCTGCGAGGAGGCGCCGAGCCGCATCGACCCGACCGGCCTCCACGTCCGCCTCGGTTACGCCCTGCCGCTTGCGCTGGAGATCGACGAGGCGATCGGCGATCTTCGAGATGCTCTCCGATGCCTTCTTCGCGTTCTCGTCGACCTCTTTCAGGTGGTCGGTGACGTACCCGACCGCGGCGCTCCCGAGTTCGAACGCGGCCCACAATGCCATCAGAGGGTTCGTCGCTCCGACGAGCCCGAGCATCCCTTGCGCCATTCCCCCGAGTGCGGTGGTGGCGTCCTCCGCGATGCCAGCGAACGCGCCCAGCTCCTTAGCGTAGAATCCGACGAGGCGGGATTCTCCTTTTTCCTCCCGTCTGAATGCCTTGAGGGATTCCTCTAGGCCTTTCATCGCCTCGTTGGCGGGCTTGGTCCCTTCGCTGGCCCCCTTGCCGATCTTGGCAAACGACGCCGCGAGCTGCGACGTCATCTTTGCCATTTCGGGATTGACCGCCCCCGCATCGATCCCGATCGAGAGCTTGACGTCTTCGGACATTACCCGACCGCCTCACGCTTCGTCGAAGCGAACTGGGACAGCATCGCGTCATGGAACGCCTGGATGTCGGACACGGCGACCTGGCGCGCCGGCGCAGCGGCCGGCTTGTAGCCGACCCACGCGGCGACGAGCTCATGCACGGGGGGCGACTCGTTCCAGTAGCGAGAGAGACCCATCACGTCGCCCCACTCCATCTCCCACGTTTCCCCCGGCGAAATGCCTAGGGCTGTGCAGACGCGCCCGACGAGTCGATCGAAGTCGATCCTTCCGCCGCCGGGCTTGGTGCGTTTGGGGTTTCTCCCTCCTTCGTCTTCACGGCCAGTCGAGAAGTGACCTTCGGAATCATCATGATGAGCGGAAGAACATCCTCGGGCAGGGACTGCTCGAGGAGTTCCTTCGCTGTCACCTTCGATCCCGCCCGCGACACGGCGGCGGCCATGATCGCGAATGTCGCGCGCGTGCGGGCCACGGCCGAGATCTCCTCCCAGCGAATGAGGTGCTCCCACACGCCCTGGTCCTGAAGTTCGCAGACATCCCACGTCCGCAGGCGTGCCACTGGGTAGACGCTCTCTCCGACCGTGATCTCCATCGGTTCCCCCTGACCGCCAGAACTAGATCGCGCTTTGGTAGGCGAAGACGCCGCTCGAATCGCAGAAAACCGACATCTCGACCGACTGGGACATGAAGTCGGTGTTCTTGAAGTCGATCTTCAGCGACGGCAGGATGACGGCCGGGAACTCCCAGAGGATCTTCCGCACCGTGCCGTCGGCCTGCGTGGTCTGCTGCTGGACGTAGGCCGTGAAGTAGTTGGCGAGACCGATTGCGGAGTTGGAGAAGGTGTTCCGCTCGCCGGCCGTCTGCGACCAGACGTAGTTCGCGATCACCGACGCGGTCGCATCGCCCGTGCCAAGCGTATAGACGCCGGCGGTGTTCTTGTACTCGCCAGTCGCCGCCAGCGTGCCGGGGTTGTACTTGAGCGGCTGACCAGTCGCGGCGTACCTGACGCCCAGGTCGGTGATGAAGGCCCACCCCGCGGGAGTCCCGTCGTCCGCGGTGGCGACGGTGAACGACGAGGCCGTCGCCGTCTTCGCCTTCAAGGAGATCCAGCGCGAGCCCGTTGCGATCGTGCCGCCGAGCCAGAGGTTGATGAGCGCGGAGGAGTACTCGGCGAAGGTCGCGGTCAGGGTCATCTTGCGGCCGACCTCGGCCACCAGAACGGGCATCTTGTTGGCGCCCGTCAGCTCCCGGGTCTCGCCCTTGGTGTCGAGCGCCGCCGACTGCATGGTGCCGAGCGGGCACGAGTTGCCATTCGCGTCGCGAAGAACCAGGGTCCCGCTTCCCGCGATTGCCGCATTGATTGCCATTTCATTCTCCTCGCGGGATTCCCGCTGACGCTACACGTTGGTTGGTGCCGCTCGAACGACTGCGGAATTGGTGTGGTATCGAACGTCGTAGGCGAGCCGCACCGCGCCCACGGGCCGGGCAGTCGTCTCGTCGATCGCGATTTCGGTTCCGGCCAGGAACGAGGTGAACGCGATCCCGCCGATGGTCGGGTCTGCCGCCATGGCTCGCTCGACCTGGAGGGACATCGCGTCGAGCGCATCGTCCACGGCCTCGGTGAGCTTCACGACTGCATGGATCGCGAGCGTGACGTGCCGTACCGTCTCGCCCTGCGTGTTGTCCCGCTGCGACGACTCCTCGAGGGAGTAGACGGCGATCCCGGGCAGCTCGACGCTCCGCCACGGGACCTCGCGCGTCGGGTAGACGCTGTCGCCGGCGTCGGTCCTGGCGTTGACCAGGAGGTCCACGACCGCCTTGCGGATCATCTCGCGAGGATGGACAGCCATCACTCGACCTCGACGAGTTCGAGGAGCACGCCACCCTGGCCGTCCTTCGCCACGTTGCGCGCGGAGTAGGTGGTGGCCCCGATGATGAACCGCGGGTAGCCCTTGGGCTCGGTCGCGGGGTCGGACGTCAGGTCAGCCACGCGCAGGAACAGGCGAGGGCCGGAGGAGTTGACCTCCTGGCCCTGGACTGTCGCGTTCGCGTCCGCGTTGTCGAAGACTCCGCGAACGTCCACCGTCGCCGCCATGGACGGCACGTAACGAATGGCGCCACCCAGGGCGTTCAGGGCGGCGCCATCAGCCGCCGCCAGTAGCGACGGAAAGTCCATGTCGGACTAGCCTGCGGCCTTGATCCCGATGCCGTTGAGCAGGATCTTCCCGGTGACCAGGCCAGCGGTGGCGGCCACCGCCTCAACTGCCACCCCGGCGTAGTTGTTCGACGTCGCGGTGGTGGTGAAGTTCTTCCCGGTGTCATCCCAGTAGACGTTCGCGCCGACGGTCCAGGCCTGGGAGTCGGCCTTCGTGACCAGGTGGATGCCGGACACGTAGCCGTCGAAATCGACGGTCTGCGCGGCGGTGGTCTTGGCGATGACGAGCAGGCGCCCGACGAGGTACGCCGTGCCGACGGTGACACCCCCGCTGGGGGCGGGGATGGTGATGACGTTGCCTTCCTGGATGAAGCTCTGAGCCATGGTCGGTCTCCTTGAATCCGAAGGGGGTTAGGCGCCGGCCGCGGTCACTGCCCCGCGGTAGTCGAGGACGGCCACGCCGTAGTCGAGGATGATCCGCCACTGGACGCCGTCGTACTCGAAGCTCTGCTCCGAATCGATCCGGGGCGCTTCCTGGCCGTCGATGAAGCCCACCGCGAAGACCGGCGCGAGCGACGGGTCGGCGATGAAGTAGTGCCGGGTGCCGGTGAGGCGGCCGGTGGCGACGACGTCCTGGACCATGCCCTGGACCGGGTTCGCCACGCCGCTCGACTTGTTCACCGTCGGGTCGGAGGTGTTCTTGTTCAGGGTCATGGCGGTGGCGCGGAGAGCGGCCGGGCCGAGCCAGACGGAGGGGGTGAGGCCGAGGATGTTGTTGCCGGAGACGTCCTTCTGGACCGCCATGATCGAGGCGGCGCTGTCCCAGGTCGTGACGCTCATCGCGCCCGTCGCGCCGATGTTGGCGCGGTTGGCGTGGAAGAGCGGCTGGGAGTCGGACTGCGTCGGGCCGAGGCCGCTGTTCACGGTGATGAGCGCGAAGGCGTCGCTCTCGACGGTCAGGGCGGCGGCCTGGCCGAGCATCGCGGCGAGGTCGCGGAAGACGCCGAGGTCGTCGTTCACGATGGCGCGGCGGGTGATCCCGATGATGTTGCCCTTGGTGGACGGCGTCAGGGTCGCCTTCGACCCGTCCGGGATGTTCTTGTGCTTGACCTCTCCGCCCTCGGAGACCGAGTCGAGCACGCCGAAGCTGCCCGGCCGGTAGAAGGTCGAGGTGCGGAAGTCCTGGACGGACTTCACCGCGCACCACCGGCGCCAGGTCGTCGGCGTGATGGCGTAGGCCCCGAGGAAGGACTTGTTGACCGCGGTCTCGAGGAGAGTGGCGAAGTCGCTGGTGGTGTTCATCCCGGCGTCGCCGCGGAACTGGAGGGCGCGCTTCACGAGCTGCTCGCCGTGGAGGCCGCGGGTGGACTGGCCGGCCCGCTCGAGAGCGGCGCGCGCCAGGTCGGCGAGCTTCATGCCGCGGAACTCGCCCGGGTCGGTGGCGACGTCGGAGAGGTGCTCGCCCATCGACTCGCTCTTCTTGGCGGCGGCGATCATCGGGGCCAGGCCGGCGCGCTGCATGATGCTAGCCACGCCGCCGCGGATGAACTTCTCGCGCTGGTCCTCGCCCATCGAGAAGGAGTGCCCGGACGACGCGGAGGCGTCGCTGCGCGAGGTCAGGTGGTTCAGCGCCGCGGCGCGAACGTCGTTCAGCGTCGCGCCGTCCGTGATGAGCTTGTCGGCCAGCTCGTCGCCGAGGCCGGACGCGCGGACGATGCTGCGGATCTCGACCTCGCGCTCGCGCTCCTCGCGGACCGCCTGCTCCGTGGCGCGGGCGGAGGCGGCAGCGTTCGCCTCGGAGGTGCGCTCCCGCTTCTCGGCGGCGGCGCGGGTGGCCTCCACGACGGCAGCGGCAGGGGCGGCGGCGGTGCTCTCGGACTTCTCGGACTTCTCGGCCATGGTTTCGGCTCCTGGTTGTGAGGCGGATGCGAAGATGCAGGGGTTGGTGGTCTGGGTGACGCTTCGGACTCCGGCGCCGTCGTCTGCTCCCATCGGCACCATCGACAGCTCGTAGGGCTCCCAGTCCTCGACGCGGACCACGGGCACCTTGTCGGTACTTTCGTCGGTCTTCACGGCCTTGTAGATCCGGTATCCGACCGAGACGTTCTGGAGGATCCCCTGACGCACCTTGTTCCAGGCGGCGTCGGCGGCAGGGTCGTCCTTGGCGAAGCGGACCACCGCGGTCCCGCGCCCCTTCTCCAGCCGGGCCGACTCCACCACGCCGAGGATGGCGCCCACCCCGGACGACCCGTCGTGGGAGTCGAGGAGGGGCGCGCCGTTGTTCAGGCGGTCCATGCGAACGTGCTTGGGGTCGAGGGAGAGTTCCTCCCAGAACGATTCGAAGAATCCGCGAAGGACGCGGGCGCCGGTGGTCCAGATCAGTTCGACGGTACGGGACTCCTCGTTGAGCGTCGCCGGCTGAACCTGGGCACGCAACGACAGCGCGGGTACGTCGCGCGTCTGCTCTGCCCATGCCTGGGTCGGCTTCGCCATCTTCATCCCGGTTGCACCGGGGCCGGGAGAGGTCAAGCGGGCTCCTCCCCCGGGGCGGGATCGGCCTCTTCGGGAGCCGGGTCGGAGGCGGGATCCTCGGGGTCGGGAGGGGTCTCGCCGCCGGCGTCGGCGGGGGCCGGCTGTTGCTGGCCCTGGCCGGACTGGGTGACGCGCCGGACGTCCGTGTCGAGCCAGATTCCGGCCTTGTCGAGCTTCGCCAGGTCGGCGGCGTACTCGGCCAGGTGCGCGTCAGGGTCGAGGCCCTGCTCGCGGATGGCCTGGGAGAGCGTCTTCTGGCCGGAGCGGATCATCGTGACGTTCGCCCGGGCTTCCTTGTCCGGGTCCGTCATCGCGAGCGGCTGCGCGGTCCACTCGGCTCGAGGGGCCGCGCCGGACACAGAGAGCAACCCGGAGAGGGCCGCCGCCTCCATCGCCCACCCCCACACCGGGTCGCAAAACTGCGGGATCATCAAGTGCCACTGCCAGTCGTACACGTTGCCCCAGTGCGCGATCCGGGACATGCGCGCGGAGCTGAAATTCACCTGCGAGTAGTCCCCAGTGAGGTCCTCGTAAGTCACGCCGATCGCCGCAGCGATCCGGCGAAGAGTTCGCACGCTGAACCCGTCCTCGGTGGCGAGCGGCGGGTTCGCGAACTTGATGTCCTTGCCGAGCGGGAGGCGCTGGATCATGCCCGGCTCGAGCGTCTCAACGAGCGGGTCCGTTGCGTCCGGCTCGCCGATCGACCCGCCAGCCCCGCCCTCCGGGTCGATCACGAAGGCCGCGAAGCACGCCGCGATCTTCTGGCGCACGAGTTGCGCGTCCTCGAACTCGTCGAAGTCCTTCAGGTTGACGATCGCCGCCGCCAGCCAGGGGACGCCCCGGTCCTGGCCCGCGCGCTCCAGGTCGTAGACGTGGACGATCTCGCGCGCGTCCACGCGACGGCTCGTCGCGTTGCCGAAGAGGTCCGACCCGGGGTGGTTCTCGAAGAGCCAGTAGGCGACCCGGCGGCCGATCGCGTCGAACTCGATCCCGCGCATGACCATGCCGCCCTGCTCGCCGCGGACGAGATTCTTCGCGGTGTCGATGTAGTCCGGCTCCATGACCTGGAGCTGGAGCGGCAGGGAGAGTCCGTCGGTGGGGCGCCGCCAGCGCCGCCGAACCAGCGCCTCCCCGGACTCGGCCACCGTCCGCATCACGAGCTTCTCGAGCCCGGAGAAGGTCGAGCGCCCGGCCGCGTCGCACTCGGTCGTCCCCGCCCACCTGTCCCACGCGTCCCGGAGCTTCGCGTTCGCCCCGGCCCCGACCGGCTTCGGGGAGATACCCCAGCCGACCGTGTTCCGCACGACGACCCGGAGCGCGTTCCTGGCCCACGCGTTGTTCCGAACGAGGTCCCGCGAGTGGGCGCGGAGCGTGGCGAGCGCGGGCGCGGCGGCCGTGTTCGCGTCGGAGGTGCGCCGGGTCCAGTTCTGGGTGCGCCGGCCGTTGGACGCCGCCTCGAAGTTCCTGACCAGGACAGCCGCGGCGGCCCGGGACCGGGCACGGGAGAGCGCCCAACCCGGCGCGACCTTGAGCAGCATCCGGTCGAACCCGCCGGCCATCAGAGGCCCTTCCGGGTGGCGGCGAGGATGTAGGACGATCGGCCCCCGGCGACGGCCACGGACCCAACCATCTCCGAGAGGAGGGCGCGCATCTCGGCAAGGCTCTGATACGTGATCTGCCGCGCCGGTGGCCCGTCATACCTGACCGAAAGCACGCCTGTCGCCACGGCCGCCTTGAGCGTATCGACGTCCGCCTGGGTCCAAGTGGACATGTGCTACCCGGGTTGCACCGCTCACGGGCCGGACGCAAGCCGCTACCGTCGGCCGAACCAGCTCCCGCCCCTCCCCCCGAGCCAGCCGGCGCGAGCGGGGGGCCTCGAGGTCGGGGCCTCCCGGGGCGGCGCTGCCTCCGCCGGGGCCGGTTGGGGGGCAGCTGGGGCCGGCCGGGGCGCCTCTGCCATCCGCCGCCCGGCGGCGTGCCGGTCAAGCCCCGCCAGCGCCGCGGCGGCGCGGGCGTAGATCCGGCAGTCGAGGAAATGGTTCTCGCGCCCGGGAAGGACCTGCCATTCGTAGACCCGGAAGCCGCGCCGGTTCACCGTCGAGACGAGGTGCTCCGCGGTGAGCTGCTTGAAGTAGTCCTCGCCGTGCTCCGGGAAGTGGCAGTAGCCGGGCGGGAGCGCCTCCCCACTCTCCGAGGTCGGCGGGTCGAGGCGCAGCAGGCCGTAGAACTCCGACTTGGCGATGTCGATTCCCACGGGCCAGACCTTGTAGCCGCGGGACATCTTCTTCCCGCGGACCGTCACATCCACGGGCGACGGCGAGCCGATGAGCGTCTTCGCGGTCGAGACGCCCTTGCACGCGATGACCCGGTTCATGGGCTTGCCGCGCGCCCAGTTGTAGACCATCTGCGTATTGAAGCCGGAGTCGATGGCGAGCAGGCGGATCCGGTAGTCGGCGCCCTCCGGCCCCGGCCATGCTCGGTCGAGCAGCTCGTCGAGCTTGGGCCACGGCCCGTCGGCGCCTTCCTTCGACGTGTCGCCCGGGATGACTCCGGCGTCCACGCTCCAGCTCGCCTTGTCGTCGCCCCATGCCACGACCTCCCAGACCAGGCGGTCCCGCTGGACGTCCACGCCGGCGGTGAGGAGTAGCGCCTTCACGGGAACGGTGGCGATCGGGTATCGCTCCCGGCGCAGGTAGATCCGCTGCCAGTCCGGGGCCTCGCCCTTCTCGACCCAGGTCTCCCCCAGAACGGTGTTCACGAAGGTCTTCAGCTTCTCCGGCCCGCCCTTCTTCGCCTCCACGAACTCCTCCGCGAGCTGGCCCCACGTGGCGTTCGGACTGAACGAGTATGCCGCCCAGACGTGGAACGATGCGTGCCCTCGGAAGGGCTCCTCGGAGCGCCACTCGCCGGCCGCCACCATGTCGCGCTTCTGTTGGTGCTCGATCACGCATCCGTTCTTGCGGCACACGAAGAACGCCTCGAGGGGCTTGCCGTCGGGCCATCGCATGAAGTGCCCCCGCTCCTGCTCCCGGAAGGAGAGGAAGTCCATGTGGCCGCACTGCGGGCACGGCACGTAGTAGCGCCGCTGGTCGCCCGCCTCGAACATCTCGGTGATGCGGCTGTGCCCGTCCACGAGCGGCGTGCTCCCGACGATGATCTTGCGGTCCCAGTAGTACTCGGTGCGCCGGATGCCGAGCTTGATCTGGTCGCCTTCCGCGCCCGCGCTGGGCGGGTAGCCGTCCACCTCGTCGAAGAGAACGACCTTCCTCGAGACGCGCCGGAAGCCGCGTCCGCTGTTCGCGCCCACAACCGAGAGGGAGCCGCCCGGATAGATCTTGTGCAGGATGGTGTTATTCGAGTCGCGCGCCGCGGGATCCGGCATGAGCGCCGCGAGCACCTTGCAGTCGCGGAGCATCGGCGCGAGTTCCTCTTTCGAGTAACCCTCCGCGTCCTCCACCGTGGGCTGGACCACCATGATCGGGCAGGGGTCCATGTGCATGTAGTAGCCGACCGTCGCGTCGAGGATCTTGGTGTACCCGACGCGCGCCGACTTCATAAGCGTGACCTGCTCGACGGACGGGTCGCTGATCGCGTCCATGATCCCGCGCTGGTAGGGGATCGTCCGCCACCGCCCAGGCTCCGCCGCCGACTCGGCCGAGAGGTAAAAGTGCTCATCCGCCCACTCGGATAGCTTCAGGCGCTTCGGTGGTCGCCACGCATGCGCCGCCGACGCCGCGACCTGATGGGCGCTCGCTCCGCCACCGACGTCCGGCGTGGACTCAACCAACGTCCACTCCCTGCGCCTCGACGTCCTCCGCGCTCAACTCCTCCGCCAGCTCCTCGAGCGTCTCGCGCACCAGACCGTCCACCGCTGCCACGTCCCGGATGCTCAGCTCGGGCAGCTGCTGCTTCACCCTCGTCGGGATCCCGAGCAACTTGGTGCGGCACCGGGTGTAGACGTCCACCAGCTTCGCGGTCATCTCCTTCGCATCGACGAGCGCGCTCGACCGCTCGAGGAAGTCGAGCTCCGCGATGCGCGCCTTCCACACCTTCTCCGCCGCCGAGGCATCGGCGAGCGACATGCCGAGCCGCACCTGGTCGTCGTCGTCCTGCTTGGGCGGCCGGCCCGGTCCTCTCGGGCGATCCGCGCCTCGCTGCTTCACGTAGCCGGGCGCCTTCGAGAGGTCCGTGTTCGCGTCCCACTCCCGATCGGCGAGCACCGCGTCCCGGATCTTCGGCTGCCCCTTCACGCGCGCCACGCTCGCCACGAGGCGGCCCGTCTTCACCGCGTTCGAGACCGCCATCGCTGACACGCCGCGCCGTTTCGCGTAGGCGGTCAGGGACATCGGCGGGGAGGGGCGTCCCTTCTTCACGCGGCGACCTTGCGACGCGCGTACCGCCGACGCTCATAGTCCTTCCAGCATGACCGACATTTCCCGTGACCACGAGCCACCGACGAGGGGTAAAAGTCGTCCGGTGTCCGGTGCTCGTTGCACGCGTCACACCTAATCCATCCGCGTGCGTCCACGTTCCCCGTGTCGCGTGGGTTGCCCAACGAGGGAGGCCGACCAGTCCACGCGGGACCCTCCATCGGAACGTGTGTCCACAACTCGCCGAGCGCGATCTTGCGAACGGTGGAGTGGTGAACTCCGTAGCGTTTCGCAACCTGCAAACGGGCAACGTTCTCGACATTGACGAGTCGCCGTATCTCCCTGATGTCTTCGTTCGCGAGCTTAGACGTGGCGTGTTCGTCTCCTCGCAATGGATTCTTGCGCCCCTTCGCCACACAGTCGGCCATGTTCTCGGCCTGCGTTCCCAGGAAAAGATGGGCCGGGCTCACGCACGGAGGATTGTCGCAGCGGTGGCACACGACCATGCCCGGCGGGATCGGGCCGTTCGACTCAGCAAAGGACCATCGGTGCGCGCTGAAGTGCTTCCACCTGCCATAGACGCTGGCGCCGAAGCTCCCGTAACCGCCCTTGATGTACCTG